GCTGGTGATAGTGCCAGTGACGTCTACGCCTGTGCTGGTGGTGTTTAAAGTTTTTGTGCCTGCGTGATAAAGCTGAGATTGACCACCTTGAGTAAACTGTGCAAGAACGCTCCCATCTCCTGCACCCCGAATATAGACATGGTTCTGCCCTTCCAGAAAAAGAGAACCAGTGCCCAAATCCTTAATAAAGCTATTAGACCCATCATGGTAAATCTGCAAGTCAGACCCAGCACCGAAGGTAGCTTTGTCGTTGTCACCGAAGGACAAGTCACCAGTAGTTGTAAGCCCAGCGAATGTCGGACTGTCAGTCGTCGCAACACCTTGGTCTAGAGCTTTCACAGCAGCGATATCTGTCAGCTCACTGTCCATCAAAGCACCAGCAGCTGTTACATTGGCGGTATCAGTTACGTCTGCACCAGCCTCAATGCCATCCAGCTTTGTACCATCAGTTGCAACGTCACGACCATCAACGGTACCGCTTACAGTGATATTCCCAGTGGAGACAAGGCTGCTGCCAGTGATCGTCGTGCCAGTGATAGCACCAGCAGAAGACCCACCGATGGTAACACCGTCGATTGTGCCGCCGTTAATGTCTGGAGATGTCAGAGTTTTGTTCGTAAGTGTTTGAGTCCCTGTCAGTGTAGCCACTGTGCTGTCAATGTTTACTGTGACAGTATTGCCAGAGCCAGCTGTGTCAATGCCAGTTCCACCAGCAATCGTCAGGGTCTCAGAGTCTAGGTCAATGCTCAGGGCCCCACCCGTATCAGCCTGAAAGTCTAAGTCCTGAGCAGTGACTTGAGCATCAACGTATGCTTTTACAGACTGTTGAGTTGGGACAAGGGTTGCAGAGTCAGAAGACATATCATCTTCGTCCACAAAAGCGGTAACAGTGATGGTGCCATCAGAAAGGCTGCCGTACGTAACTGTACCGGAAGCAGTAATGTTACCTGCAGTCGTATCGCCAGTTACACCAAGAGTCCCAGCAACCGTAGCATTCTCATCAACAGTCAATGTGTCAATCTTAGCAGTACCATCAAGGAAAAGATCTTTGTACTCGAGAGTAGCTGTACCAAGGTCAACAGTGTTGTCAGTCTTTGGTCTTAAAGAATCTGCAGCCGCAACAACATCTTGGCTTGGGCCAATGACTTCAATAGGTGCACCCTCACCAGTGCTACCGTCGTGGGTGTGACCTGTCGTTGCATCGAAAGCAGATTGTACTGCATCGAACTCACCATCAAGGTCTGCAGCATTGATAATGTTGCCATCTGCAATGTTGTTTGCGGTGTCGTTACGTGTGTAACCTGCCATACTACTTTTCCTTATTGCCTGTCGTGTGCTGCAAACTCAAAAGTGGCTGCGTCGAGTGAGAATGGGGGATCTATCCCCTCAAATGTGTATTGAACGGAGACTGTGAAACCAGACCCAACAACTTGGTTGTCGAAGATCGTGACTAGCTTACCGCCATAACTACCAGACCCATAGCTAGACACACCATAAAAAGCAGCTGTCTGTGTTGTGTTGGCTATTGACACAGCCTGTGGCTGAATCGTGTTAGGTTCGTCAAAGTCAAATCTCAGAGAGGCTGTCCCAGCCACAGAACCTTCAGTATCAATAAAGGTTGTAAGCTTATAGATTGTCTTACGTACCCTTGGGTCATTGATAGAGAAGAACGGTGTACTGAATGTTGCGATAATATTTTCACCATCAAAGCTGTTACCAGACTCCATCCGGTAGACATAGCCATCAGAGTGAGCAAAGATTAAAACCTCTTCACCACCTAGTGTGGAGTAGATACTATCAACAACGTAAGCCCGAATGCCACGGAGTTCTGCCCAAGCCATGCCTTGAGCTGTCTGGTCTGCAAACTGTGTCCCGAGAATACCTTGAGCAGAGTCTTGACCAATCGCATCTGCATAACCAAAGAGTCTGTACTGGTTTTTGCTTCTGATTACACAAGATGTGAAGCTTGTGTTAGAGGTTAGTAGTTGATTTGTCTGAACTTGGATTGGCCTAGATGCAACCGCAAGACCAAAGTCTCCAATGCGGTCAGTGGCACTCAGCAGTCTAATCCCGTCAGGACCAACAAAAGCAATGTCACCACCAACTTCTTGAATTGTGTCTTCAACTACACACCCAATATCAATGGAGATTGGTTGAAGTTGGAAGTCTGATATTGTGTTTCCGACAAGCCTGTGGATCTTGTTTCTGCTAAAGATTATAAGCTGTTCACGGAAAACAATCAAGCCTGTAATGTCATGAGAGACTGAAATAGTTCCTGCTCCAGCAGCTGCAGAGAAATCATTATCACTGTAAGGAGCAGTAAAAGTTAGGGTGGTGCCCTTGCCAAAGAATAGGTGGTTCTTAAACTCGACAACATGCTGTGCAGCAACTACGTCAGAAGGGCATTCCGTTAAGACTGTGAAGGTTGTGCCATCATACTTAAAGGGTTTGTTCAGCCCATCTACACCCATGATAGTGGATACACCACTAAACCTGTATCTTGCGAAACGATGCTTTCCACCTAACTCTCTATTTGCAGACAGGAATGTAACAGCTGCATTATCTGCAGGACTGGATGCAAGTGCAGGTGTAATCGAAAGAGTTGCACCACCAGAAGTCACAGTTGCAGTTGAAGCTACTGTGTAGACCTTTTCTATCCCGGCAACGGTGAATGTATCACCAGCCTGAGGGACACCAGTGAGACCATCAACGATAAGACTTGTGCCTGTTTGACTGCCACCATTTACTAGGACTGTGCCATAGGACGGTACGTTAATCTGAGTCCAGGCTCCGGTAGACTCTGCCTCAAAAATGTCACTGTTACGAAAGGCTATTGCCTTTTGTTGAAAGTAGATAAGACCCTCTACGACATCTGACGTATTGGAAAAGACAACATCCGCTTTATCTGCAGGAGAGCTTGCCAGACTTGTGGTCAGGGTAAGTGTAGCAGTATTGCTTGCAGCATCGTACACAACACCACCAGCTTGGATAGTGTAAGTAGTGCCATCTATCGTTAGAGTGTCCCCAACATTAGGTTCTGTGTGTATATTAGCAACAACAACAGTTGAACCAGTTTGACCGCTACCTTGAACTTTTGGAGAACCATAAGCAGGGATATAGTTGCTGTTGAATTTGTTGAAGCCTTCGATACGCCTATAACCACCCTCAATAGATGGCTCAAAGTTACGGATAACCCTAGCAGAACCGGGTGCATTAAGACCTTGCTGAAGAGGACTGATGTTTGTAATCAGTCCACCCTTAAACTCTACCGGAAATGTTTGCCACTGTGTAGGCATTACATGACCCTTACGCTAGAAGTGCCTTTGGTGAAGATCCTAGTATCTCTCACATAGTCATATCTGTTGATATATAGAGATCTCATATGATCAACCCCGGACTCAAACTTACTCTGCATCAACGTAGCATCCTGAGTGTTGCCACGGAATAGATAAGCGTAGTACATAGCACCATCAACAATAATATGACGGAACTGAACGGGGATAGAGGGTACGTCAGTGTATGCTTCCAAATCTGTGGGAAGAGAATAGTACTCATAGACAAGCTCATAGGCATTGTCTGCAGGTTGAACTATACCATACTGCTGATCAGGTGTACGGAAAACAGAATGAGGTAAGCCACGGATGCCTGTGTTTGAAGTGTTGTACTCATAATCTGCATACCGTTCCAGGTATTCTTCGTAGGAAATCAGATTAAGCTTCTTGGTCTCGTTACCAAACGTATCGTTTCTTTTGATACGGAAGCTGTCAAAGTCTATTGTTTTTGTATCTGCAGGGAAATCATACCTAACCACCCCAGCAGTCAGAGTGTCTTCCTGGGTGTTATGGTTGAATAGCCACTCAAACTCCCGCTGATTGATCAGGCGGATGGATGAATTAATAGCATCCTTGGCTTGAGAATAGGCACCAATAGCTGTGGCAAAGTTAGAGCTTGTTAGTTCAACTTCGTTAAGACGCCTGTTCACGTCATTAACTAGCCCTAAAAAATTGTAAGCCATAGCTCAATCCCTTAAATTTTAATAAAGGGGTACCCTAATTAAAGGATACCCCCATAGGCTTTAATTAGGCCAGGTAGTCACGGTCAACTTCAGCAGCTGCTTTCGAGCCGCCCAGACCGTCAACGTCCATCAGAACCGCATAGACACGGATCTTGCCCGAGGTGTCGGGGGTAGTACCCAGAACCAACATGTCGATGGTGTCCGAGGTAGTAACCAAGATCGGGCAAGCGGTGTTTGCCAGAGTTGCATAGTCACCAACCGAGCCACCAGTTACGGTGAAACCGTCAACGAATGCGTCAACGTCACCACCAGTGATACCCAGGTCTACAGTGCAGGTGTTGCCACCAGCAGGAGCTGCAGTGATTTCCATGCCAGCAAACATGACAACGGTGTTGGCACCAACAGTGATCGCCTGGATCACGTCGTTAGCTGCCAGAGCCGAGCCCTTTGCAGTTGCTGCAGCTGCCAGGTCGATTTCTACTTCGACCATGTACGGCTTGCGGCCAGGGTTACCCTTGCCACCAGCTGCTTTTACGAGAGTTGAAACAGTAGCCATTTTCTAGTCTCCTATTATGCCAGGTTATATTTCGCAGTCACAAGGCCTTCAGGGCGAAGGATCTTGCGGCCATACAGGTGCATACCACGAACGATATCTGCGAAGGAGTCAGGATCACGGTACGTTTCAGTCTTGTTGATCTGCTCAGCAGTTGCAACAGCCGAATCATGACCAGCAACAATAACACCATAGTTGGCGTTCTGGTTTGCAGTACCAGTAGTACCAGCGCCAGTACCAACCGAAGGCAGGTTGCTCGACGAGTAGATGCGGAAGCCGTGGAAGTTGTTCAGCACCAGACCGTTGCGCAGGCCACCAGCTTCACCGAAGTCAGCGTTGAACAAGCGGCTGTCTTCGTCACGCAGGATTTCCATGAACACTGGATCGACCACCAGCCAACGGCCAGCTTTGTCAACCTGCTGCTGATCCAGCAGACGTGCCATACGAGCAACAACCATTGCAGGCGAAGCGTAAGCAGTCGGCAGGGCAGTGGCACCGGGCAGACGTGCAGCAACGGGGATCGAGTGATCGCCAGCCGAAGCAGTCGTAATGTTGCCGAAGTCACCTTTTTTCAGTTTCATGCTCGACAGCAGTTCGTCCGAACCAGCAGTGTCAACAGCTTTGGTGCCGTTCACCTGGTCGTTCACGGTGTCTGCATTTGCATGCAGAGCCGACTGCTTGTAGCCCGACAGGTAGCCCAGAACTTCTTGGTCGTACTGGTCAGCCAGACGATAAGCAGCACGGTTAGTTGCCAGGTCCATGAAGTTCACATGCGAGTGAGCTTCTTCGATGTCGTCGATTTTGAAAGCAAAGTAGTTTGCTTTGTCCACGACCAGCGAGAAATCTTCGTCGTCAAGATCTTGTGCCGACACCTGGGTGCCACGGGCATACGAGCTTACCGAGATTTCAGGCTCTTTGATGATTTTAACGGTATCACCTTGTGCCGAAATTTCACCGAAGTAATCGGAGTTGGTGATGTCGCCTACAACGGTGTTCTTGCGGAACGCCAGCTGTACTTTTTTGGAATAGATTACGGAGCTAAAATTGCCGTTAGGCAGGTTGCCGTAACCCGATGCGGAAGTAAAAGCCATGATTAAATCCTCCTATGATCAGTTTGGCTTTGATGAGAAAGCTAAACATCTTACTAAGAGGCTGACATCTTTCTAGGGTGCCTTGATCTATCGGTTGGCCGACTTCAAGATCTTGGGGCCTGTACTTTTGTCAGGTGAGTCTTAAATGATTGTTTAGGCTTTTGGGGGGAAGCACAAACAGGCAAGGTATCCTACAGTAGGGGCTTCCCTGTTTGTGTGTAGTTATACGGATGCTGCAAGCATTGTCAAGTATTTATCTTGCACCACCCGACAAATCATAGATAAAGTTACCCTTACGGATAGCTTCCATGATTATCTCTTCGTTTTCTTCATACTGCTTTGCAGACATTTTTGCAACTTGTGATTCGTAGACTTTCTTGCCACCCTCAAGTGGGTCAATGCTTGCCTTAGATCCAGGTTTAACCATAGAGGCAGCATCACGGGTCTTCTGTCGTCTAGAACCAGTGGACATACCTTTGTCCATTTTATACAAATCAATGACACGAATTACAGATGCAGAGTCATCCTCGTTCTCATAAAGAGCATCCTGAACCCACTTTGGCTGGCTAGAAGCCCAGTCGTGAAACGCATCATCTTTACGCAATTCGTCAAAGTCAGAGTGTACGTCTCGAATCTTTTGCTCTGCAGTCTTACGGGTAGTCTCCTTCTCGATCTCGTCGAGTTTTTGAAAACGTTCCTTAAACTCAGAAACCATATCAGCAGCTTTTTTCTGTGCGATGGTTTCTACGATGCCTGCTACGTCTGGGTACTTACGGGCCCAAGCTGCAATGTCTTCATCAGACTTTGGGGGAACAATGGGTTTATTGCTGGTTTGATTCTTAAGCTCTTCAAACCGACTTTCCCACTCCTTCTCTTTCTCAGCCATGTGGCGACGAAGATCACCATAACGCTTCTTAAAGGATTTTTCTTCTGGGTCTGTCGGCTCTGGCTCATTAGCTTCTACTTGAGGAGCTTCTGCTACCTTTTCAGTGGCTTCATCAGTCTCTTCACCACGAGCAAGAGCTTCTAAACGAGCAATCTCTTTTTCTTCTTCCTCCATCCGTTTACGTTTCTTTTCGTGGTTGTAGCCACGGTCAACGTAACCAGCAACTTTAGGGGTTTGAACTTCAGTCATAGCAGGCATTTTATATCCTTTCTTATATGGGGTCGGACAAGTCCGAGTAGCCTATTATTGTAGTGGTAGTTATGGTCTACCACCAAGACCTTTCTTCTTCTTAGTGACCATGCCGCCTTTGCTCCAACCTCCAGCAATGCCACCCATGTCACCAAAACCGTCACCATCGTTATCGCTGCCAGTACCAGCATCTCCTCCAGAAGAGCCGCCACCATAAGCACCAGCACCCTGACCGCCAGAAGCTTGACCGCTGTCAGATCCGCCGCCGCCAGAGGTGCTACCTTGACCGCCGCCAGGAGGTCCATCTGGACCTTCACCACCACCACGTTCTGCTTCAGCTGCGGCTGCTGCAAGACCCGGATCAACCTGGCCAGCACCATAGCCAATACTTACGTCCCGTCCACCAATATCTGCACTGGCACCAGGGGCATTTGCAGCTGTACTGCTAGGGGTACCCGGAGGAGACACATCACCCATATCAAACCCAGCCCTGTCAGGGGAGCTTGTGGTGCCCATAATGCCAGAGTAGTTCAAGCCAACCTCACTGGCTTTACTACCGCCAGTACCAGACAGGCCAAACGTTGGAGATCTGCCACCAACCTGCTGACCAATCGCAGACGTAGGTCCAGGTACACCACTCATTGTTGGACCACCCTTAAGGCCATAGCCTGGAGTGCCTGCATAGTCTGGAGTTCTGCCATCCTTGCTAAAGG